TAGCTTGCTGACGCCCGCTGAGCAGCAAATGAGCGCCGAAGCAAGCGACCCGGCACAGCCGGAAACCCCTGTCCAGTCGGATGCTCCGGAAACGGCGCAATCGACCACGCAGGACAAGGTCGAAGACCAAGAACCGGCCAAGTTCGACGATCCGAAGCCCGCAGACGCACCTGTGCTGAATACGCCGTGGACCGCGCCTGCTGATGGTAATAGCGACCATACCCCGGCACCGGACGGCACGCCCGCTCAGTCGCCGCTGGTCGAAAGCACGATTTCGGCTGACGAAGCTGCGCAGAACCCCGCAACGGCTAGCCAGCCGCCCGGCGCAACTGTGCTTGCAACTCCGGACGCCGAGAAGCCGAGCACGGTCGTTGCCGTCGAGCAACCGGCTACAATTCCCGATCCTGCGCAAGCTGCCGATCCGGACGTGAAGCCCGCAGACGTGCAAGAAGTGCCGAATCCGAATCTGGTGACGAACCAAAGCACGGATATCCCGGCACCGATCAACCCGGATGCAATCGGCCCGACCCCGGCGCCGATCACGCACGAAGAAGCGGTCGCGCATATCGCTGCGCAAGACACGACGATTCCGGAAGATCAAAAGGGCTTTTCGTCGGGCGGCACCACCGCTGTGGCGGCAGCCGAACCGACACATAAGGGCGTTCTCGACGCGCTCATGATGGACTTGGAAGGGATTGCGGCAATGGGTAAGGCGGAAATCATCGCCCTTATCGACATTGCCCGCGCGCGTCTCGACGAACTGTAAGACGAAATAAAACCGCGGGGGCGGGGTTACCTCCGCGGTCTACTGAGCCACTCTCATGACGACAAAAACAGAATTCATTGCCGATCCGGACTCAGACCGGACGATTATTGCCCATACCGAAAACTTCGATGGGTTGATTGACCACAATAAGGCTTTGCAGAACGAAGGACACCACGGCACCAAGGATATGAAGCATGTCGCCAATATCCCGGGTATCGTTATCGAGCAGTACTGTTTCATGCGGGGTGTGTCTTGGGCTGAATTTTGGGCCGACAACAAGCACATCAAAACGATTCTCAATGACCCTGATATGGCCTATTTCCGGGTCGCACCGGGCAAGGTATAAAATGACATTCCTTCTTCAAGCCACCAGAAGCGTTCGAGGTGTCGCGTCGTTAGCAGGTGCGGGTACGCATGGCCAACTCGCCCACGATGATTCGAATGGAGATATTTGGATCAACCTGAAAGGTAGCTGGTTCAAGATCAGCAGCGCAGGCGTCGCAACCCAATCCGCTGTGGTTACCAATGGCCAGACCGTCACGCTGCAAAAGTCGGATGGGACCACGTCGGCAGGCAATGCGACGTTGAATAGCCCGGCAACAATCAACGTGTCGAACCTCGGCGTTGTCACTTCGGTCAAAGCGAGCGCTTAAACCATGGCTATCGAAAGCTACGCGGACCTGCAAGCAAGCATGCAGAAGTACCTGAAGCGGCAAGATTTGGCCGCTTTGCTGCCTGACTTTATCACGCTCGCTGAAGAGTATTTCAACGATAACGTGTTCACGCGTGCGCGCCGCGTATCTTACGTTATTACACCAATGCAGTATACGGTACCCCTCCCGAGCGATTGGGAGCGGGTTGCCGACGTTTGGTACGATACTCGGCAACTGGACTTTCGTGGTCCGGGTAGCGATACGGCTTACTCGGGTGCGAATAACAATCCGGCTGCATACGGTATCTACCAAATTATCGGGAACACTCTCGCGTTCAGCGCGCGGGCGGCTCAGCTAGGCGCCAAGCTGCAAATCGACTATTTCCCGACGCTTGAACCGCTGAGCGATACCAACGTCTCAAACTGGCTGCTAGAGGATAGCCCCAGCACCTATTTGTATGGGGCGCTGAAAGAAGCGGCCATTTACATTCGGGATGATGCCCGGCTACAACTCTGGCAATCTTTGCGAGACCAAGCGATCCAAAGTAAAATCGACGCAGATACCGCGGCGAAAACGCCGATGGACGGACCCTTGCAAATTGTGGCGGGCTAATGGCTGCGACTATTCCATTTTTCGGCTTCACGCCGAATGCTGATCCGACCACGCCCGGCGCGGTGATGGATTGCCAAAATATGATCCCTACGCGCCGTGGGATGCGCTCAGCGCCTTCCCCGGTGCCCTTTGGCAATCCTGCCTTCGGCGCCCCCGTGACAGGCGGGGCGACCGTTGAACTACTCAATGGTACATACCGGACCATTATTGGGATCGGTATCGCCTTGTTCGAAGTTGTTGGCGCTGTAAACAACAACATCAGCGGATCAACCTATACCGGTGGTGCGAACAAATGGCGCTTCGCTCAGTTCGGCAATGCGACGCTCGGGGTCAATGGCGCGGACTTGATCCAGCAGTCGATTAGTTCGGGCGCGTTTTCGTCAATTGCCGGATCACCTGTGGCTAGCATCATTGAAACGGTGCAAGGCTTCGTATTCCTTTTTGATACGACTGATGGAGTGAATGGGCATCGTTCGAATGGTTGGTGGTGCTCTGGTCTATATGACCAAACGAATTGGACTCCGTCGCAAGCAACCCAGTGCGCAAATGGCGTCAACGTCGATACCCCGGGTGGCTTCACCGCAGCCAAAGCGCTCGGCACCAATATTGTTGCTTTTAAGCAGCAATCGATGTATTACGGCACCTACCAAGGGCCACCGGTCATTTGGGGCTTCAACCAAATTTCCCCGATCATTGGTACGCCGTCGCAAGAGTGTGTTATATCGGTTGGCACGAATCTATTTTTCTTAGGTTCGGACTATCAGGTTTATTCGTTCGATGGCACGCGCCCGCTTCCGATTGGCGATGATGTGCGTGAATGGCTGAGCACCAATTGGTCCGCAACCTATCAGGGGGCGGTCTGGTCATATCACGATCAACCAAACAACCTGATCTATTGGTATTTCTGCTCCAAGAACTCGTCGGATGGTATTCCGGACAAGTGCTTGGTGTATAACTATAATACCAATAAATTCGGACGTGCTGACAACAAGGTCGAAGCTGCATTGCAGGCGATTTCCGGTCAGATCACTTGGGACGGTATGGGCGCGCTTCCGAACGTGACCACATGGGATTCGCTCCCGCAGATTCCGTATAACTCTGCCTATTGGGCGCAGTCATCGGCGCTTCCGGCTATTGTCGATACCACCCATACCCTGTTGACACTCTCGGGTGCTTCGGCAGCTAGCTCATTGACTTCGGGATGGTTCGGAGACGATTATGACTATCAGTACGTCCTTGGCATCGTCCCGCGCTTTAAGAAAATCCCTACATCGTGCAATGGCACCGCGCGCACACAGCGACACTTGGATAGCGACAGCGCAGCAGACCAAACGATTACGCTCCCAAATATGTTCGATGGTGAGATTGCTTGCGATTTCTCGACAAGATGGACACAAATAATCTTGAATTTTACAGGCACCCATGAAATACTAGGGGCTGTTCCCCGCACCATACCGGCAGGTTCGATTTAATGGCACGAATTACCGATCCACAGCTTCCGACGACGGGCACCGGCCCGCTGGTCAATATGACCATTGCATTGGTCAAGTACCTGCGTCAGATTCAGGTTCAAATCAATGCAATGTCGGGCGGCTCCATATCGGCTAGTACAGCGGCCAATACCGCCCCTCCAGCAGCGGGGAACAAACAGATATATACACAAGGGGATTTCATCCCCAATTTAAACCCCGTTCAACTTGGCAGTGCTGGCTCAATGTATGTGGTCACCGGCTGGATTTGCATTGCCAGCGGAACACCTGGCACATGGGTCGCTTGCCGTTCTCTCACAGGTAACTAAAATGGACGAAACTGAAGTCGTCAAGAATCTGGACCCGGCAGACCATCCGACGCCGCCCCCGAAGCGCATGGCGCCGGTGGCCCCTGCGGACCTGAAGTACGTCTGGCCGTCGATCCGTGATCGGGTGGCGAAGATCGAAAGCCCGGAAGAAACGATTCCCGAAGAAGTCTATGCCATGTGCGTGACGAATGCGGCAACGCTCTTTCAACTGTTCATCGACGATGAGCCGATCGGCCTTCTGGTCGTCCGCTTGATTCAACCGGACCTGCATATCTGGCTGCTGAGTGCGGATAATGGCTACGACGTGATGACGACTTTCCGTCCGGACTTGATGGAAATCGCACGGCGCGCTGGCGCTCAAAAGCTGACTTATGGCTCCCGGCGCCGAGCATGGCAGGAAGTGTCGAAAGACCATGGCTTCTCAGTTCGCATGATCGTTTATGAGGCAAAGGTCGAATAAGCAACAGATTATGACCGTGCGCTCGGTTGGATTGTTGATATAGAATCAGAACAATCCTACCAACTTGGCGGCTGACTCCTTCGTGGACTCAGCCGCTTTTGTTTGAGTCAAGCACATGTCATCAAAAGGCAGCGGTGGCAGCACTACAACGACACAAGAACTGCCAGCATGGGCACAGCCCTACGCTCAGCAGCTTTTGACGCGCGGTGCTGACCTTTCGAATCAAGCGGTCCCGACGTATAACGGTCAAATGACCGCGGGCCTTAGCGATGCTACGCAAGCCGGTATTGGCGGGCTAGGAACGGTAGCGGGCCAGTCGCAGAATACGGCGAATGCAGCCACGCAGTATTACCAATCGCTCATGGGTCAAACTGGCCCGAGTCTCAACAATCCGTATACCGGCAATGTCTCGTCGACCAACGCCAGCAGCGTTTACTCGAACCCTGCGAACAACCCGTATCTCGCGCAAGCGGTCGATGCTGCGAACTCGCGCATTACCGACGCCTATTCAAACGTCACCGCCCCCACGACTCTCGCACAGTTCCGGAATGCGGGTGCTTTCGGTGGCTCTGCGCAAGACCAGTATACGGGCACACAGCAGAAACAACTGGCGCAAGCGCTCAGTGACAATACCAGCGGTATGTACAATTCTGCGTACAACCAAGCGGCTGGCATCGATGCGAATTTGCAGGCGCAAAACGCACAGCAAGCCAATCAGGTCGCGCTCGCCAATCAATCTGTGGGCACAAACGCAAACAACGCGCTCAATACGCAGAATTCCAGCAACTATTACTCGAACATCAACGCAGTCCTCCAAGGTCTGCAAGGTGCTCAATCGGCGAATACCGCAGCAGGTACGGCGGCGGGCAACTTGGCAACTGGCGGCCAAATTCAACAGCAAAACTCGCAAGACGCGTTGAACTCGGCCTACCAGCAATGGTACAATCAGGTCAATGCACCGTACACCCAGCTGTCCACATTGTCCGGCGCGCTCTCCGGTGCTCTCGGTTCGGGCACGGGGGTTTCGACTTCGAGCCAAACGGCTGGTTCGGGCAACTCGCTGGCTACGCTGCTGGGCTTGGGCGCCACCGGTATCGGCGCTTATAACGCGTTCAAGTAAGGGGGCTGCTATGGGTTCGAAAAGCAATGGCGGCGCCGTGGACTTCACGCAGGGGATCGGCGGTATGGCGAATGGAGGAAAGCCGGGAGGATTCAACTTCTCGGCACCTGACGATTCGGCTACTGCTGGTGGTCCGCAGCCGATGGCAGGCTTGACCGGAGTAGCTTCAGGAATGGGCGGCGACTATACCGCGGGTAACATGGACGGAATCTCGTCCGGACCTTCAGAGTATCAGTTTACGACCACTGGTGGTTATTCTCCGGACATAAATAAGCTGGGTGCCTCGCTGGGAATGGGCGCAGCGCTGGCTGATCCTACGGGCGGACAAGGCGGCCAGCGCATGATGACCAATAGCGCCGGGCGTCATCTGCAAGCACAACAATTCATGACCGGGCTTGCGCCGACCTTGGGTGCTTCGGGTTCGCAAGCTGGTAACGGTCTACTTCAACTGCTCCAAAAATACCAGGTCGGCCGATAATGGGCACAAGACAAAATGGGAATACCCCCAGCGCATCAAGCCAACTGAACGGGCTGGTGAGTCAATCGCGCGGGCTTATCGGTGGTCTGACGGCTGGGCTTGGTGGCGGCTCTGGCGCTGCAACTGCTGCGGCAACTCCCGGCGCCATTAGCGCTGTGGCTGCCCCTGCTGGGCTTTCCGGCGTTGGGGCTGGGACCGAGCTTGCATCGATGGCCCCGACCTCGGTGGCGCCTATGTCCACTGGCGCCACGGGCGGTCTTGGCGGCCTTAGCGCTGCGGGCACCGGGCTGGGCTTGGGCTTGGCTGGCAATATCGGCGGTGCGCTGCTTCAAGGTACTGTCGATCCGAACCACTCGGGCAACTCATTCGGCAATAGTGCAGGCGCAGCACTGAAAGGCGCAGGGACCGGTGCGGCGATTGGCTCAATTGTTCCGGGTGTCGGAACAGCCATCGGTGCAGGTATCGGCGGCTTGGGTGGTCTGCTGTCTTCTTTCTTCTAAGGTGAACCATGCCTTTGCTTGACTCTCTCCAAGGCGGCGGCAGCTATCCGGCAGTAGCACCGACCGGTCGCAACTTGCTCGACATGCTGAAAGACGCTTTGTCGAGCGATCCGAGCGCGCAAACGCCCGATAGCCCGAGCGCGGCAGACCTCGCCTATGCGCAAGCAACGCGCGATGCAAACGCCCAACTCGCGCCGAAAAGCCAGTTTTCGGGCCAACCGTATGCAATGGGAACGCAAGACCCCAACGCCACGCCAGCCTTCGCGCCCGGCACCGGTTCACCGGCTGGTTTCGGCGGATCGGCTCCCGTAGCAGCACCCCTTGTGGCTAGTCCCGCTCCCGTTACCGCTGCGCGCCCGGCGGTCCGTGCTCCGCAAGTCGGATCGAATCTGTTCAGCCCTTCCGGGAGCCTTCCGCTCCAAGCGGTGGGCGATGGTTCGATTCCGGCTGTTCAGGCTGGGCAAGATAGCCCGCAAGACTTGACGCAACCACCGGTCGATGGCTCGCCTGATGTTCAAGGCGGCTCGACGACCAGCGGCTTGTTAGGCGACCTCCAAGGTGCTGCGCAAGACCCTGAACAGGCACATGGCTTGCTGCAATCGTTTGGCGAGAAAGCTAAAGCACTAGGCGAAAAGCTGACGAGTCTGTCCCCGAACGCCTCGCAAGCCCTTCTGGCGGGCGGGCTGAGCATGCTCGCGTCGAATGACGGCACTCGTAATCTCGGGCAAGTGGTTGGTATCGGCGGTATCTCGGGCATCAACAACTATCAGACGAACGTTCAGAACCAAGCTCGCAACGCGATTGCGAATCAGCAGTTGGACATTAAGAATCGCCAGCTTCAGCAGGAACAGTTCCTGAAGCTTCGTCAGCAGCAACTCGAAGAGTGGAAGGCGAAGAACACGCCGATCGTTGTTGCTCCCGGATCGGGCGTCACGACCAATGATCGAGTGGCGCAAGGCTTGCCCCCGATTGGTGGCGGGGATGCGGTTAAGGAGTACCGGAAAGTACAAGGCCCGGACGGTGTCACATATAACCAAGCATTCGGCTATAGCGGTCAAGCCATCGGCCAGCCGACCGTCGAGAGTGATCCGTATGTCGGCCCGCTGAATGGCGACGAGCGCAAAGCGGTCGAAGGCTATCAAACGCAGGTTGCCACCGGCAAGCAGAATCTGTCGCGGATCAATCAATACCTGCAACAGCTTTCGCCTACGATGGTGGATGCAAACGGGCAAACCGTTGCGAACCCGAACTTTGTCGATGTGCCGGGCGGGCTGCAAGCACATGCACAGAATCTGTGGACAAAGCTCACTGGCGACCAGAATGCAGCGCAGCAACTTCGCACGCAGATCGCGCAGAGCGTCACGAAGGACCAGCTGTTGCAGTACAAGGAAGGGGTTGGCGGTCGCTTGACGAATGCTGACATTAACTTGCTTTCCGCTGGTCTGCCGACCGGTTCTGGCAATGGTGAAGCGCTTTACAACTACCTGAAGAAGTACGCAACTTATCAGGAAGATGTTATCAATCACCAAGCCAAGCAAGCCGATTTTGCAGCGGCAAACCGCGGCGACCTGTCTCCGCTCAATCGCAGCACGACAATCAATGGCGTCACGGTCCCGAAAGGTACGACGTTTCAAGATTATGTCAGTGGCAAGTTTGCGAAGAGTGGGGCACAATCGACGGGTGGCGGCAACCCGGCTACACTCCTGATGCAGGTGCGGACAGCAGCGCGCAACGGTAACGCAGATGCGCAAAACGAACTCAAGAAACGTGGACTTACCTGGTAAACCATGCCTGATCTCAATTTCGGTGCTATGCTCGACGATGCGGCTGCGGCGGCTGGGAAGCCGTTGCAAGCCACCCCGGAAGCCTTCGTGCAACACTACGGACCGGCAGCGGATCGGGTCGCCTCGAAAACGGGCATCGACTCGAACACTATCCTTGGTCAATGGGGTCTCGAAACTGGCTGGGGCAAGTCGATCATTCCGGGCACCAATAATCTCGGCAACATCAAAGCGACCAAGGCAAGCGGCGCCGGGGTGAAAGCCGTCGATAATCAGACTGGCTCGAATGATGCGTACCAGAAGTTCGATTCGGTTGACGATTTCGCTGATGGCTACGCGAACTTAATCAACAGCCGGTATAAGGATGCTTTGCATACCGGCACCGATGCCGAAGCCACAGCTAAGGCGCTGAAGGCGGGCGGCTATGCTGAAGACAAGGACTATATTAGCAAGGTGACGAGCGCGGCTGCGCTTGCAACCAAGGCGCGCGGCGGCTCGACCAATTATGGCGCGCTGCTGGATAGCCTTCCGCAAAACTTCCAAGACCCGAACAGCGACGTCACCGGCACGACTGAAACTCTGCAAAAGTATCCGGGCTATCAGAAGCAACCCGAGAGTGGTGGGATCGTTAGCGGCTTCGCGGGCGGCGTAGGTGAAGGGCTTGGTAAAACCGTGCTGGGCGCCCAAGCGCTCGCGGGCAAGGGATTGCAAGCGGTCGGCGCCCAGCAAGCCGGTGACTGGCTCGTGAATGATGCGCAACAAGGTAATCGGAACCTCACGCAGCAAGCGGATCAAGCGGCAGGTAGCCACAATTGGGCACGGACGGCTGGTAATATCACAGGCGCGGTCGCCCCTGCGCTGGTCGCTGGCCCGGAACTGCTTCCGCAGATCGCGGTCGGTGCCGAATACGGTGCGGGTAATGCGGCACTGAACAACCAGCCAATTCTCCCGGCTACTGTCGAAGGGGCTGGACTGGGTGCGGCGGGGGTGGCTGGCGGCAAAGCGTTGGGCGCGGCGAGTGCGGCCGTTGCACCTGTGGCTAGGCGGCTTCTCAACTCTGCGACTGGGGGTGAAAATGCGGTTGCATCTAAGCTTGCTGGGCAGCTTGGTGGCGAACTTGATTCCACGATCAATGCGCTTCGCACCAATTCAGACGAAATCATTCCCGGCAGCTTGCCGACGGCTGCTGAAGCGGCTAACAACCCGGTTATTGCGCGCGCTCAACGCCAGTATCAGAACACGGAGACGGGACAAGAAGCATTTCCGGCACGCCAAGCTTCGAATGCGCAAGCCCGTATTGATACCGGCCGTGGCGTAGTTGGTCCGGATATTGAAGGTGAAGCGGCGCAGTTCACCCAGCAGCAAGCGCAGCGCGTCGCGGCTGGTCAGAAAGAGTTGCCCCCAGTCAGCCCCGAGCAAAACGCGGTTATGCAATCACCTGCATACCAGAAGGCTATCAATCTGGCTCAGCGCGACGCGCAGAACGCAGGCGTGACTGCTTTCGAAGACGCAGCAGCCGCGCGCAATGCTGGGCTGGCGAATGATCTTGAACAAGTTACCGGCACGCAAGCAGAATTGGAAGCGGCCCGCGCGGCGCGCTCGACAGAAGCGGCCCGGAACTATGGCGCAATCAGCGGAGAAGTACCGCTAGGTAATGATGCAACTGACTTGCTGGCGCGCGATGGAGTGCGTAGCGCAATTGCATCAGCCGCAAAGAATGATCGCACGCGACTTGGGCTGGCTGCACCTGATGGCCTTTCAACCATCAAGCCGAAGGTCGCGCCGGTGCTCGGCAATGATGGCGCGAACCAAGGATTCAAGGTGGTCGAACCGGGCAGCCAATCAGTCAGCGCAAAAACGCTGGTTGGCGCTAAGGCTTTGCTCTCGGACGATGCTACGCAGGCAAGCCGTCTTGGGCGCGCGAACGATTCGGATATCGCGGGCCAAGCTAAGAACGCGTTGCATAGCTTTCTGACGGACAATGTCCCGGCTTATCGCAAAGCGAACGATGCCTATATGAAGGCGTCTGAACCTATCGATCAGATGACGGCGCTTCAGAAGCGACTGACGAACGCCGTCAATCCGCTCACCGGCGAAGTTAATCCGAAAGAACTGGTCAAGGCGCTTGCCAGCATTCAACGCGAGCAACTAAAGCCCGGGTTGCAACAGGCTGACCGGTTGACGGCTGAGAAGCTTTCAGCGCTGGAAAACGTCGCTAAGAAGGCAGCAGATTCGGTCAATAGCACGACCGGCGTCAGCGGTCAAGGGCAAGAGTTTTTGCGCAAGGCGCTTGGTGAGAACGCGAAGAAGCTGACCGGGCAACTAGACGGTGAAGCTGCGGTCAAGGCTAAGCAAGCTTTTGACCAATACCTTGCAGAGCATTCGCCCAGCTACAAGAAGTTTCTCGACGTGCAAAGCGGCTATGGGCAAGACCTCGCGTCGCGGCAAGCGCTGTCGGAAGGATTGGATAAGTTGACCAATGTGGCCAATTCCGCTTCTGGCGTCCCGAATGTCACTTTTAATGCTGCAAAGAACACACTCGGCAAAGCTGGCTTGACTGGCGCGGCCCAAGAGTATACTGGGAATCTGCTGGCAGACTTGCAGCGCTCGACCACTGCAAATGCTCAGCTTGGTGCGGCTGGATCGCAGACGTTCGCTAATCAGGCGATTGGTTCGCATGGCTTGCTAGGTGGCTTGTTGCATGGGCATACGGGAAGCGCCGGGCTTGGTATTCTGGCTGGCGCGGGCCACCTTCCGGCTGCGGCACTCGGCGCGGTTGTGAAGAAGGCGAGTGCGGCGGCAGCGGCCAAGTCGGAGAAAGCGGCGATTGACTTGTTGCTCAATCCGAAGAAGCTGGCCGATGCACTTGAGTCATACAAGAATCAGCCGAAGGCGCGCGAAGCATTTGTTGAAGCGCTGAAGTCGAAAGCGATGAACAGCAGCGGCAAGGCTGGTCAGCGGGCAGTGCAAGCATACAATTCGAGGAACTCATAATGCCGGTACCGTCAGTAATTACGGCGCTTTCCGAAACTCCCAGCGCGAACTCACCCGCCGGATCGGAAACCGTCGGCACGCAGATGAACGACTATATCCAAGCGGCTATGGCGTTTATTGCGCAAGTGTATCATGGCAAGAGCGTTGCTCAAGTTCCTCTGAATATGAACGGGCAGCAGATCATCAACCTTGCAGACGGCGGCAGTGGTCAATCTGCGGCAACGGTCGCCCAGCTTAATCGCACACTCGGTGCTCCTTCTGGAACCCGAGTTGTGTTTCAGCAAGCTAGCGCGCCCGCTGGCTGGATTGTTGATGGGTCGTCCACGTTACAAGACGCGGCAGTTCGATTCAGCGCAGGTGCGGGCGGCGGCGGTTCGGTCGGCTGGAGTGCTTGGAACTTCGGCGGTACCTTCGCGGTGAGTGCACATGCAATCACGCCCGGTGAAATGCCTAGCCACAATCACTTGGACGGCGGTCATGGTCACGGGGTCAACGACCCGGGTCATGGTCACGGTCTCTGGCTCAGCGATCCCGGCCACCAGCACAATATTACCTATCAGAGCGTGCAGGCCGGTAATACGATCGGCGGAGTTGCCTTGCTAGGTGGCGGTGGATCGAATAAGTCAACCGACGTATCGGCAACCAATATATCTGCTGGCATTTACGGATCGGGTACCGGCATTTACTTGTCGACTGGTTATGCCAATATCGGCTATGCTGGTGGCAACCAAGCCCATAATCATACATTTACGACGCCTCAGGTTAAGTTCGCTGACGTTGTAGTCTGCGTGAAAGCATAATGAAAATACTCTGCCCCCTCATTAAAAAGCCTTGCCTCGAACATGGCTGCCAATGGTATGCCCATTTGGAAGGTATCAATCCGCAGACCGGCAAGCCAATGGATCACTGGGACTGCGCGATTAAGTGGATTCCGGTTATGATTACCGAACAAGCCCGCCAGACTCGCGGAGTGCAGGCATCGGTTGAAGACTTCCGAAATAAGTCAATCCAGCAGCAAACCGAATTGAACGAAAAGATGATGGGTGCGGCTGGCTTTATGCACATGGTCGATTCCATCGCCAAGCGCTCACCCCAGCTTCCGGACGAGCCGATTAGCCCGCTATTGGAGGACTGATGTACACTCATTTCCGTGGAACGACGTTCCAGTTCACAGGGCAGATGCAGGATGACGGCGTCGTTCAGGATTTGACGGACTGCATACTACTCGCATCGGTATTTGATCCGCAGGGAATCAGCAAGTATGGCGATTTGAGTGTCCTCTATGTGGACAGGCTGCTAGGTATCGTTGAGCTTCACTGCCCCGATACTTCAACTTGGCCCGTAGGCAAAGCGCGCATTGATTTCACGCTTCAGTTGGCAAACGGGGAAACTGTTGCTTCACCCCCAGACTTTTTCCGCGTTGCACAGACGCCGATGATTGGATAACTATGACTCTGCGAATCATACTGACGGATGGGGATGGGGTACAGGGTCTCGCGGGCGTCTTTGGGGCCTTTATTTCGTCATCCAACGCGCAAACAGCTGCTGATGTGCTAGCTTCGGCGGCTAATGCTGCGGCTGCGGCTAATGCTGCGGCTGCGGCTGCTGGGAGCGCGGCGTCAGCGCTCGGTAGCGCGGGCAATGCGGCCAATAGCGCTACTGCTGCGGCTGGGAGCGCTGGGAGCGCTGCAACCTCTGCCACGAATGCGCAGATATCCGAAACCAATGCAGGCAATGCGGCGGCAGCATCGCAAACTAGCGCAGATGCTTCGGCTGCAAGCGCGGCAGCGTCCCTAGTCTCGCAAAACGCGGCGGCGGGTTCGGCATCGGCTGCGGCAACGAGTGCAAGCGCGGCGGCTGGATCGGCTACCGCGGCGGCTGGTAGTGCTTCAGATGCGGCTAACTCGGCGCAGTCGATCAACGGCGAACTGGTGCTTGGAGTCGGCGCGGCTGATGTGACTCTGACGACGACTCAAGCGAACAATGGTATCTTTCGCTTCACCGGTACGCTTACTGGCAACCGAACGGTCACCTTTCCGGCGGTCCCGCATAACTTCGTCGTCCAGAATAACACAACCGGTGCCTTTTCGCTGACCATCAAAGCGGCGGGGCAAACCCCGAGCGCGACGGTTATTCAAGGGAAAGCCTCGACGCTATTCAGCGACTCGACCGGCGTCTTCGCGACCTCGGCGGCTGCTGGTATGGCC